AGTTGTTCGGCGTCTTCCTCTTGTGGTAAAAGTAAAGGGAGAGGTTTATCCAACGATTCCTCTTGAGACATTGAGAATGTTTGGAGGAGAAGAATCATATCAGGCAAAAGTCGATCAGGGAGGAGTTCAAGCCATTCGTGTCAAGGGAACTCCGCCAATTTTAACTGATGCGAACGCAAGAGTCTGGATCAATTACAAGTACAAATTTAATAGCATATCGTATACCGATAAAGATTGGTCAAAAGTAAAAGATAAGATTGTGTTCTTATCACTTACCGCCGAGGGATTAAGTAATACTGTTGCGACAAGCAATGGAGTGTCGCAGGGTTATGAGGTATCAGCTCAAGTTCTAGAGATGCTTATCGATGGAAATCGTCTCCAGCGTCCAGCAACGTTTGATCTCTATGAAATTGGAGTCGGCGTATTTCTGGCACTAATTGGAATAGTTGCCGCGATTTACCTAGGATACGTATTCCAAGGATTCTTAGTCGCAGTTCTTCTTGGAATACCTTACTTCATCGGTGTCACTCTTTTTAAGAATAATGGTTACCTTGCTGACTTCACTTGGCCCACGCTTGCGATCTTTATTCCATACGTGGGTGCTTTGTTCATGAGGTTCGTGATGGAGTTCAAACTTAAACAACAAATCAAGAAGCAATTTGGAACTTACCTCTCTCCAAAGATGGTCGAGAAACTCCAGGAGAATCCGGATCTATTAAAATTAGGTGGTGACTCACGTGAGTTGTCTATCATGTTTACAGACGTTCGTGGCTTTACTGCAATATCCGAACACTATGGAAAAGATGTTCAGGGTTTAACGAAGATAATGAATCGCTATATGACTGCAATGACTCAAGCGATACTTGAGAACGAGGGTACTCTGGATAAGTACATTGGAGACGCTCAGATGGCTTTCTGGAACGCACCTCTTGACGATAAAGACCATGCTTATAATGCAGTGAGAACTGGTCTTCAGATGTTAGGTTCTCTGAAAGGATTCAATGATGAGATCGCAAAGGAAGGTGTACCTGCATTTGGAATGGGCCTAGGTATTAATACAGGAACAGTTGTTATAGGTAACATGGGATCAAGTCAAAGGTTTGACTATACCTGCCTAGGCGATTCAGTGAACCTTGCTTCTCGCCTTGAGGGTCAATCAAAGCCTTATGGAGTGAAGATTATCATAGGTCCATTGACATATGAGTACGTCAAGGATCGGTTCACTTGCTTTGAATTAGATTGTATTGCTGTGAAAGGCAAGAAAGAGGGAGTTAAGATCTATACAGTCGTTACAACTCAATTTAAAGACAACGAACTTCCATTGATTCGAAGGATGCATGAAGGATTACTATTCGATTACCGAGCTCAAAATTGGGATAATGCGATTACATTAGCCAAGTCTCTTATAGATTACAATCCAGAGTTGGATCACTATTACGAGGCGATGATCGAAAGAATCAATGAATTAAGAAACTCCAACTTACCAAAGGACTGGGACGGAGTGTACAGAGCCACTTCCAAGTGATATACATATAATATGAATAATACTACATCAACCGAAAACCCTCAGGATAAGAAGCCTCAAGAACCTCAGACAACCTCTGAAAAGATGGTAATCGTTAGGACTGAGGTCGATTTCAGCCATATGGATCCATTCCAGCTACCTCCAAATTGGACAGGATGGAAGAGTTAGTATATAAATAGCCTTATGCGTAAAAAAGTAATATTACTCTCGTTAGTTCTCGGAGCGGCAGGATTATGCTGCTTTGGTGGATGTGTTTCAACCAAGGTTCTCGTTGATGGAGTTCTAGGTCATTATCCTCACTTCGATGCAGTTGAATACGGGAAAGCAGTTGAGATCGAGATCATTTCACAAGATCTAGTCAATAGTCCAATTCGTGTAAATGACTTATTAATGGATACAAGAGAGTTAACTTTATACGTAACAGGAAGACCTTATAACGATCGTATTTTAAAAGAGATACAGTTACTTGAAAAAGTAGCAACCGAGCTCAAGGCAAGAGAAGATAAGAACATACCTATGAGCAAAGCTTATCTCAAGGATAAAACAGAGACGCTCGTAAAGCTTTCAGACAATCTTCGTAAAACAATCGGATTAGAAAAACTATAATACTCTTATGGCATCAGCATCATCACTACTCAAACAATTAAGTCCATTCGGCGACAATGCAAATTCTGCTATCGCTGAAGCAGCAAATAAAGTCGCAAAATACGCTCAAGAAGTTCAAGATGGAAGTCTTTCACTCGATGAGTTCAAGGAGTTATCATCTGACCTCGACGCTCTCAAGGAATCTGCAACTGCAGAAGACGAAGCGAAAGACGTTCAAGCTGTTAACGACATATTCAATGGTTTAGTCTCTGTACTAAGCAAACTCAAATAATAATACTACAATGGTTTCACCAATAAACTATCTATTAGGCTCAGAACTTACCGTTGGAACAGCTGGAAGCCTCGTAAACAATGCTACACTCGTGAGAGTTTATAACAATGCTGGAGCAGACGTTCTTGTCACAGTCAAAGCCTCGGATGGCGTAACTGTAACTGGAACAATGACAGTTAAATCTGGAGACACAGTCTACGTTCAAAAGGGCGGTCAAGAATCAATTTTTGCCGCAAGTAACGTAAAGATGGTATCTGTCGGGTTCTAAACTTTTTTGTGTACATGAGTGGATTCTTAATATAGGATCCGCTCATGCCCAATAATATCATTTGCCAAGGTGACAGTATTTGCATTCGTACGGTTCCATTGATCGATGATGTCGGCGACTCAGAATATCTGAGAGCCACAATCTCTCCAAAACATAAACAAGACTTTGACTACCAACAATTTAAAGAACCTGAACCAGAACCAGAGTATGACGAACCAGAAAGAAACGTTTGACTTTGGATTCATTGCAGTAGATGAGAGTGAACTCGAATCTACAGTGATCCATCAAGAAGCAGCAGCAACCGCTCAAGAGAAGCTTGAGAAACTGCATTCAATGATATTGCCGCTTCTCCAGAACTTAAAGAAGAATCCTGAGAAGGATTATATCAAGTGGCCAAATCGAGTCAAGAAGGTTGAAGAATTCGAGGCACTTGTGAATAAGATCGTTAACTCATAAGATGCACGATCGAGCTGAGAGAAGATTCCAAAAAGAAAAAGCTCTCAAGAGATCATTGAATAGATCTCGTCAATTACAATTTTCAACAGAAGAGGAAAGAATCCTCTGGGCAAAGAAACAATCTGAACATCCTGCATCATGCTCATGCCATATGTGTGGCAACCCTCGAAAGCATTTAAAGGGTGATGATAAGCTTACACTCACTGAAATAAAACAAAGAGATTCTGAGGCCGATGTGTAAGTAGTTGATTACCAATAAGTTATATTTTTCGAAATTATGTACAAATCCTTGGAAATAAAGTAATATAATACCATGAAACACATTATCCTTATACTTTGTCTTATCGCTCCAGCTTATGGTCTTTCTCTTGATAAGAGATTAGAATTAGTCAATGCTCTCGCAATGGTTGAGAGCCACAATAACCCTCACGTTCAAAGAGGTGATCATGGTAAAGCTTACGGTATTCTCCAGATCCGTAAAGAAATGATCGAGGACGCAAATCGCATTTCACGTCACGAAACTTATATTCTTGAAGATGCCGAGAACCCTTTAAAAGCTAGAGAGATTGCTCTTAAAGTTCTTACATACTACAACGACTACATCCTTCGTGTAGAACATCGTGAAGCCACTGCTCAAGAACTAGCTTATATCTGGAATGGTGGCGGTTCAACTTGGAAACGAGTATTTCATCCTCGTCACGACGAAAAGCAATCTCACCTTGAGATCTATTGGAACAAGGTTTCGAAATACTATCGTTGATAAATATTGCCAGTTGATTGACACGATCTGTTTGTTCCCTAGAGCCTATTTCAGTCACGAAGTAGAAAACTCAAAAGATTTCAGTCACTCCCATGGTGACTTATCTATCGTAAAAGCGACTTTACGAAATAGCCTCTAGAGAGCAAACATTTTGTGTTGTACATTTTCTTTGAACTTGTTATTATACCTTATATGAAACTAAAACATGATCGTAATGATCTCCTTGATCTATTGAGAAAAACTGCGGTTACTATCAATTTTACAAAAGTAGATGGAACTAAACGTGACATGAAGTGCACGTTGTTAACGGAATTTATCCCTGTAGAATATAGACCTCAACCAAAAAAGAAGGATGACGATACACCTCCACGCAAGGAGAATCTCGATACAATACGTGTATTCGATCTTGAAAAAACTGCTTGGCGTTCGTTCAGACTAGACTCTATAAATTCTGTTGAAGTCTAATCATTCTATATGTCAATCAGTTCAATTCTTAAAGATTCAAAGCATAAGAAAAAGCATAAACCCGCAGTAAAACCGGTTATAGACGAGCGCTATACCGGTAAAGAACCTGTTTGGGATAATTGGCAGTCTTGGACTGTCGACCAATTTATGCAGGAGCGTTTTCGCTCGATAAGTTTCTACTCTTATTACTTTACTTCAAAGGAATTGAGACCTGCTGTCATCGATTGGATGGAAGCAAATGGTTACACGAAGGATCAGATTAAAACCTTTAACAAATCACCAGATTATTATCCAGGTGTGACTGCAGGAGGTTTATGTACAAGCATGAATCGTGGAATGCCTCCTATTCATCCTCAGGCGCAAGAGTATCATGATAAGATGATTGGCGTTGGAGGAACTGCACGTTCAGATGAAGAATTTGTAAGAGAAGCAATCTCTGAAGCAATTCTTCAAGGTTCAAAAGCGTCTCAAGAAGAGATCGTAGGTGATCAGAATCCAGTTCAAGAACCTGCAATATCTCCAATGGTGCGTCTTCAGAAAAAGACGCAATCTACCATTATTGCAGATTTAGATTCCATGCTTGACTCATGGATGAATAACGATACTGATGTAAAAGGAATACCGGTATATGATAAGATGAGAGGTTATGATCTTCCTGCGGCAGCATGTTCTCATGTCTCCACTTGGTTATGCCGTTATCGTGATGCTATGCAATCCGCATTGGATAAAACCGATCCAGATCTCGTCGAAGGATACAAGTATCTAACTTCAAAGCAATTGAAGGCTAGAATAGCTGAATTAGAATCTATGTGCGAGGATCTGAATAAGTTTAAGCATACCGCAAAAGCTCAGAGGGCTCCAAGAGAAAAGAAGCTTCCTTCTGCAATGAAACAAGTCCAGAAGTTGAAGTATTGTAAGCAAGATAATGATTTTAAGATTACTTCAGTAAATCCTATTCGTGTTGCAGGTGCTTATAGATTATTAGCTTTTAATGTTAAGACAAGAACATTATTTGATTACGTATCAGAATCTGTAAATGGAATACTCATAAAGGGTACAACATTAAAGAATATTGATGAGCAATCAAGTAAATGTATTCGTTTAAGAAAGCCAGATGAAGTTCTTCCTATCATATTAAATGGAACTCCTAAGCAAATTGAGAATGCCTGGAAAAAGCTTACTACAAAAGAATCTAAGCCAAATGGAAGAATCAATGAAGAGATTGTCTTACTGAGAGTCTTTGAAAGACGTATAGATACGTGATATAACTTAATTTTATTATGCTAGACAATCTTCTAACAAAAACATCTTTGGCCGCAATTGTCGAAAAATTGGTTCATACTGAAAAAATGTCTTATACAGAAGCAGTGCTTCATGTATGTGACGAAAGACAAATTGATCCAGCTGATATCGGTAAATTAATTGCTCCTACAATCAAATCTAAAATTGAGGCTGAAGCAATGAAAGTAAATCTATTACCAAAAAGTAATTCATTGGATTCATTTATAAAGTAATGCAACCTTGGGATGCATATCTGATATATAGTGCAGTACGTCTTCATTTTGATAGTGATGACTACGATGTTTTCAAATACAATTTTAAAACTTCGGCGAAAGCCAAGTCGTTCTTTCAACGTAAGGATAGATTCTTCTTTGCTAAACTAGCAAAGAAGTATCCTGACAAACAAACTTTGGTCGACTTCCTAGTAGCAAACTTTACTCTTCGCGAGAAAGGTGGTTGCTGGGCAGGAGATCTTGTCGATCCAGTAAGTGATGAGGCTTATAGATTCTGGCTTAAAAAGAAAGAATCCATGACGTACTTCTTCACTGAACAAGTCGATACACTAGGGAATTATTGTGAG